CTACTCCCTTCACCAATTCCTGAAAAATATCGACCGCAGGTACCGACGGGACAATGTCGCTTTCTTTATAGACGGAAAGAAACGGCTCATTTGGAAGCCTTAAAGCGTGCTGTGCCATCGTTTCAGTAACGGCTTCGCCAATACCCGATTTCACCGCCCACCAGCAGAGCTCCGCCATTGATAGCTCGCGTTCTTTGTTATACCCGAGACTGATTAGAACAATGTCGATAACCCAATCTACGACGTTCCGGTAAGCCAGTTCTGACAACTCAACCGTAGTCTGTTCTGCCAGGGTCCGATCGCAATGCCAACATACCACCATCGCGCCAGGCGGATGGCGCATGGTTACAACCTCATGGTGATGGTAATCCGAATGAGGGTACTGGCATTCTTTAAATCTCCGGATCAGCCATGCTTCAAGCGCGTTAATTCCACCAGCAGCATTCAATACGCGTTCATCACTGAAAAAGGCGCGCAATATGTCCAGTTCGGCAAGCGGTTGGCGCGCATCAGGGATCCGTCCGGTCGGCAGGGATTTCATCTTATCGGGCTGGCGCTCAATCAGAACGCGCCCGCCGATAAAAAGATGCATTAGCTCGCGCCCAGGCTTAAACAGCACAACGCCGAGACGTGGAACAATTTCCGGAGTAAGCAACGCTCGCACAATGCCCCCTAAACCTTCAGATCTTTTAGCTTCTGCACGGCTTTACCAACTTCAGCCATAGCATCGACGAACTCGTCAAACTTCCTGCTGGCCATTCCATACGCCTGGAGAATCTCCAATTTCAAAGGATCGAGCTGCTTCTTAATTTCTGCACGATCCCCAGCTTTTTTCTCCGCTTCCTCTGCCGCTTTGATCAAGGCGTCAGCCTGTTTACGTAATGCTTCCGGTGTTACTTCGATCTGTTTATTCATTTTGCATTCCATCGTCGGCTGAGGAGGTGTCATAGCAGGCGCCACAGGGTGGTGCAAAGTTGTAGATCGTCCGTCGTCAACCACGCAAAGCATCCCGCTCTCACGGATGATTTCGATCAGGGTCTCTTTGTCTTTGCGATTGAGCCCACTGTATGCCGCCACTTTGTGCGTCAGGTGGGTTAGCGTTGCGCCTTCTGGTTGCCTCTCTACAAAGCGCTTTACCCTGGAGAGCACTGGTTGCAGGTGTGGGGGAGTCATTCTCATTTTCATCCCCTTACTGCGTGACAATGCCAATTAGCTTCAAGAGCTCAGGAAACTTCGATTCGAAGAAGTGCGGTTGCGTCTCACGTGGATTTGCCGGGCTGGTGATGTTTTTACCGTACAGACAACCTTTTGCCGTAACAGACCAGAATCTTTTCACGCCATTGATACCCGTTCGGCTGCGGCGCTCCTTCTGCTCGACTATGCCGTGACCAGCCATAAGGTGATAAGCCTGGTTCGCAGTCATTCTGATGTTGTTAGCTTTAAGCAAAGCGCTAAGAGACAGTGTTGGTCTGCTGGAACCATCCTGTGCGCCAGCTGGCGCATCAATGGCGTATGAAGGCATTAAATCAGGCAGCCCAGCCACCTGCTGAAGCTTCTGATATGCCCCGAGCTTTGACGAATTAGAGAGATTGAGCATTTTGGCTGCAGATTCCAGGAGGATTATGCCAGCCTGAATGCGATCGGTATTGACGGTTGCAGCCCCAGCAGTGTGGAGCGCGTCAAACGTTCTGATGACCTTCAGATTAAAAACAGCGCTGATCCACATCGCGTAGGCATACACCAACTCACGGCAAACATAGGTACCTTGCTCATTTCCGCCGCGGATGACACTTACAGGTTCTGAAATAACCGAGTTGCTATTTTGCAACTCGCCTATCAATTGCGCAGTTTGTTCGTTGCGGAGCCAGAATGCAGGCTTATGGCGGTCTAGGGAGCCGGAAGCACGATGGAGATCGTTTAGGCAATAACGACCAAGGACATCACGACGAACAAAAATACCATCAATAACAAAAAAGGTGTGATTATTGGATGCAGCAGCACCCATGACGTGGTTAGTCATAGCTTTCTCCATACACTTTAACGTGACGATCGGGCCTGCACGCCCGTTTCGTTTGCACCTTTTGAGATTACTGGCAAGTTGCATAGACTTCAACCCACCACTGAACAAACATCCAGCGTTTTTTTATACGCAGATATGGTGATTTCTACCCGCCCTCCCTTAACATTTTCACCCCACTCGATAGCCATGCGTTTAACCTGGTTGTCATCTTCCCAAATCCCGGCATAGGTCAAAGCATCGAGCAGGGCCTTGTTGTAATTATCCAGGTCACGCCGGCGGTAATCCGGTGGGTAAAGAATAATTTCTACAGCTGCTGGCACGGTTGATGGTTTAGGTATTGCACGCAGTTGCTCAATGACCGCTGAACGTACAGCATGTTTGAATTTACGCCCGGCGGCGCTGACCAGATGCTTACCTTTTGCAGCCCCCTTATTTGGGGATCTCCAATAGGCATTCACGCTGGGCGGAAAAGGAAGTAAAAATTTCATCACTCCTCCAGTACCATTTTGAGCTCGAAAGGCACGTCGCCACCGCAATAGCAGAGTTGCCCCAGGTCTGACATGAGGCTCCATAGGGTCATTGACGAATAGCCATTTTCGTCAGTCGCCGGCGGCTCAAATTCACCAAATATTCCTGGCGCACGAGCACGATTTTCATCGTGTTGGACTTGCATAAATCTCAGGGCGATATCATTCAACTTCACCTTTACGATGCTGTTGAGGTTAACTGAAACCTCCCTGGTTAATAGCGAAGTGGTGATGCTGATACCGCGGGAAACCCCGCGGGTAATCTTGATGGCCCCTTTTCTCTCCAGCGCTTGAGGTGGGTTGCCGCCGCATTGGGGGACCGGCACCCCAACATGCCGGTCAGTTCGTGGGTGGTAGGCGGGAAACCATGCTTACGTTGGTAATCGATCAGGAGGTTCAGAACCTCCTGCTGCCTGAGAGTTAACTTAATCATGCTGCCCGCTCCTGTTTGTTAAGGCACATTTCCGGCAGATTGGCTCTAACCAGCGCCTCAGCGAACGGCGGCGGCACGGCGTTTCCGCAGCGCGCAACTTGCTTGTCCTTCGAATACTTCACGCCGCGGTAGTCCCGGTCGATGATGTACCACTCAGGGAAGCCCTGCGCGCGATAGAGCTCATGCGGTTGCAGCATGCGCATCCCGATATCAACAATTCGGAACGTAACGCCGTCAATATCCACCAGCCCGGTGCTGTCCTCCCCGCAGTATTCCCGCAGAAATACCAGCACCTGCTGAGCGCGCTCTTCGTCGTAGTCCTCGACCGCCAGTGTCGTTTTAACTTCTCCCACATGCTGGCCGCCGGCGGTAATTGTCGGCATCGGCTCGTCAGCGCGCTGACCGTCGCGGCAGGTCCCACGCAGTTTGACCAGGTGGGATGAGACTATTGCCGCATCGGCTTTAGTGGTCATTGTCTGCAGCGGTTCGCTAACATCACGCGGGCGGCTCTGCCCTGCTCGCCCACCAACGCCAACAACCTGGGCTGTAACCAGTGCATGATGATCAACCGTTGTCACCGAGTGGGCGGGCTCATCCAGTCCTACGCCCGCCCCGGTATAGTTCCCGCCATAGTGTTTCGCGAGAAAGGCGCTTACCGTCGCAAATTTATTACCGCCGGCGGTGACAGTGCCAAGAGGATTGTTCAGCTGCAGCACACGCGGCTCTTGTCCGGGGCGCTCGCCGTAACCCATCTGAATCAACGTCGGCACAACCAGCTGCGATTTACCGCCGCCGCCCGCGGTAATCGTCGCGCTGGGCTCATCGGCGCGATGGCCGATGCTGGCGCCAAACTGACGCGCAATGATTGGTGTCAGTAACAAATGTTCATTTTTGCTTGTAACTGTTGTTAATGGACTTTTGGCGCTATACGCCATTCGATCCCCGCCGAATCCGGTTTGACCAATCCTCGCAATGTATGGTGTGACCAGGCAGGCACGGGACTGTTTCAGGATGGTGTGAGCAGGTTTATCCAGTGGACGTGGCTTAGCCTGGTACTCGCTGCCGCCATTTCCGGCCAGGAACGGCGCCAACTCAGCTTCAACGATACCCAGTGCGTGACCATTACCGCCCGGGCGTTTTGACGTGCCGGCGGTCACAGTCGGTACCGGTTCGGTGACTGGCTGCCCGGTGGCGCCGGTACGGAATTTTGTCAGGTGAGGAACCGCCACAGCAAAGCCATGGGTTTTAGTGATGGTCTGCAGGGGATCCGCCAACGCCTGCCCCCGGAAACAGTCGTAATTTCCCCGTGACGTGGTGTGGTTGCATTTCACGATGAACGGATCCGCGCAGTCGATAACGAAGCGCTGAATGCCGCGGGCTATCCTTTTCAGCGTATTCTCTGCCAGCGGCTTTTTGCGGTCGAATATCGACCGGGCTGCAATAGACCAATCAATGCATTCCGCCGCGGTGCGAAACGGTGCCAGCTTACCTGCCAGTACCGCCGCCGATTTCGGATCCCCGTGTGTAGTCTCCGGCCAGACAATAGGCTGATCATCACGACGCATCACCATGAAGAATCTTTTACGGATGGTTGGGGTTCCAAGGTCGGATGCACGCAGTTCACGGCAATCCAGATCGTAACCAAGCCCCGAAATCAGCCGCTGAGCCTGCTCGCTTTCCAGCGAGAGCTCCAGAAATTCGCAGCACTCTACCAGCGCAGGATGATCAGCAGGAATGCCAGTTGTTAGCATGCCGACAAATGCCCGGAATGTTTCGCCAACGCGCGCAGGGTCTGGGCGCATTTCTGCCGCCAGCAGCGGGCCCCACGTTTTGAACTCCTCCACGTTCTCCAACATCATCACCCGTGGGCCAACATCCAGGGCCCAACGAATGACAATCCACGCCAGCCCACGGATGGCTTTTTCTACAGGCTTCGCCCCTTTCGCCTTCGAGAAGTGGCGACAATCTGGCGAAAACCAGGCGAGACCTACAGGTTTGCCGCTGGTGGCAGCTGCAGGAGAAACATCAAACACGCTTTCGCAATAGTGCAATGTGTCAGGATGGTTAGTGCGGTGCATGGCCACGGCGTTCTCGTCGTGGTTAATAGCAATATCAACGCTGCGCCCGATCGCCATTTCGATCCCGGTTGATGCCCCGCCGCCGCCAGCAAAATTATCAACAATCAGCTCACGCATGGCTCACCCCCTGCATGCTTTCAACCAGTCCACCAGCAATAGCGATGATTTCACTGGTGGGCATACGCTCCAGCCAGAGCTGGTTAATTTGTGCCTTCAGCTTGTTTTGATGGGACAACTCCATATCTTCGGCTCCTTCAACCTGTCGAAACAACAGCCCTACTTCCAATGGCCAGATACGTGATTCCGTCGCCGGTAATTCCACAGGCGCTGCAGGTGGTTCTACTGCCGCCGCCGGCGCTGTTACTTGTGCTGGAATATTGCCAACAGCAAACTGCGCCAGCCTCATGAATGCATGACCCTTAGCTTCCAGATCGGACCGGTGGATATAGCTGAAACGCTCGCCTCGCCATGACTTATCAAACACAACAATGGCACCAGCGAAAAATGCGCTGGTGGGCTTTTGCTTATCATCAGCAGGGATAAACCACGAAGGCAGATCGAAACCAATACGACCGCGAATCAAGACAATGTGATCGGCATCTTCTGGCCACCACGTTTCGCTCGGTGCAGCTTTGAGTAGGAAAACATAGCGACCGCCTTTCTCGCGTTGATCTGCAGCGTACTGCATGATGTGCGTCATACCGGTGATCGCCTGCTTTTCGTGGTACTGAGAGCGGCTATATGGTGGATTGCCAAACCCAGCACCACCCAGTTCTTCAAGGTGGGTCGACCAATCCTGTGTAAGCGCGTTATCTTCTGCTGTGAACCATGCAGGGCATTTTGCATTGCTGTCGTCAGCGAACAGATCCAGAACCAACGGACCAAACATTGCGTTAATCCCCCAGAACAGAGGATCCGGTGTTCGCCATTGATCCCCGATTTCTTTCAAATAATGCGCGCTTAACTGGCGCTGTTCTTCAAGAGCCAGGCAGTAAGGGCTGATTGTCTTTTCTGCGGCTTGTTCTTCCGCATTCATCACTTCTGAAACTTCCTGGCTCATAGATTTCCCCTGCGCTGGTCTGCTCGTACAAGTGCCCTCAGAAACCAGTAACGACGGTCAAAGCTAAACAGGCCCCTGGTGAGTAACGCAAAATTTCTGCGGAATAAAACATCGTGTCTCCACCAGGTTCGCCAGTGATTGAGCCGGAGGTGGCGGCGGATCGTTCTAATTAATCGGAGCACAGGTCACCTCCGCAGTAATTACCTGCCAGCATAGAAATTCCGCTGGAATTCATCCCAGTTTTGGCATTGCGTACACACTGATTTTTCATCCGCATATAACGCTCTCTGGATTTAACGCTGCAGTTTGAATCGCACAGTTGCTGCCAGACCGTCGCCGCCCGGCGGAAGTAGCGCCGGCTTTCCAGGCTCCTCGCCACCAGTTCCAGATTGCGCATTGCTTCGGAGGTATCCTCTGGCTGATTTTGATCATTTCCGTCAGGGTTACCGGCGACACGATAACGAAATACACTCGACGTTTGGGCGCTCGCCAGACGGCCCTCGTAATACAGGCGGTGTACCGCGTTTTTCACAGACATGGGGTTGCACTGAGGGAATGCTGCAATGATGTCCCGCATCATCACCCCTGGGTTTTTCTCGATAAACTCGAATGCCGATTTCGCAATAATCATCCCCGGAACCCCGCTGGAATTGTGTTTTGTACCGGACTTACTGAATTGATATCTCGTGGCTTGTTTTTGTCCCAAGCCTCTCTTAGCGGCCGGCCTTTAGCATCCCAGCGGATAGCGCTTTGCAGATAACCTTCGAATTTTTTTAGGCCAAAGAGCGTCTCAGGTCGCATGTACTGGTATTGCTCGTCGTTTTCATGCCAGTGCTCATGCTTCAGGTCGATAACCAGTTTCAGGTCGCTGACGGCATGTCCATCGCGTAGACGGGCACGGATGTTTTCCAGGGAGGATTTTGATTTCTGGAAACGGGAACCGCTGACCTGGTTCAGGTGGGCCAGAATTTCGATCGCGTTGTCGGTAATAACCACTTCAGGATCCGACTTATCGTCGGGTTTCGAAGAAGCCCGACAAGAAGGTTTTTTAAATGACGGATCTAATGACGGATCTAATGACGGATCGCCTTCAACCATTGAGGGGTCCCCCGTCAATATTTGAGGGGGTGCAGACCCATTATTTGAGGCCTCAGATTTTGACCCTTCAAATTTTGAACCCTCAATTTCTGAGGCCTCAAATTTTGATTGCTCCTTAGGAGGTGAATAGAAAAGTTTTGCCTCTGCAGCTGCACGCTCCAGCATGTCTACGTTGAGTTTGTAGACGTTCGAGTTATTCTTCCCACCAACCCGGCGCTCTTGTTTCTTCAGCCACCCTTTTGCTTCCAGTTTTTTAATAGCACTGCGTACAGTGTTCTCGCTCTTAGCACCTATCTGGCGCTGAATTGTCGTTACCGCGGGCCAGGACACGCCTTCATCGTTACTGAAGTCAGCCAGGCGGGCCATGACCGCTATTTCGGATATGATCAGGCCTTTGAAAGCACATGCTTCCCAAACCAGACCGTGCAATTTACTGCTCATGGCTGCCCTCTACTTCCCTGAACTTACGTTTGAACTGATCGAGTGGGCTAAAGCACTCATGGGGATACCCTTCTCGCAAGAAGATGACACGCTGCGTTTCTGGCTCCCAGCGGATGACCTTGACGGGCTTACCGTAGTGGTCTTTGAACTTCCGGTTAACTTCTCGCATAACGCCCTAGCCCTCCGGTTAAAGACCCCCACAACTCCACGCGCCCTACTGTGGTTACATTCGACCCACTTTCCGCCTACCATGCGCTCATACCGAAACGACGAAACACCCGGGACCGGGTACATCCGTAGTTGCGGTAAGTGAAGATTTACGATTAAATTGCTCATGCGGATCATTTCTCCATACACGTTGATTTATCTGCCACGACGCCCGGAGCTGCACACTCGCGGGCGTCACTCTTTTCTGGCTGACAGAAGACGCGGAAAAGCAACGTCAGATGTTCCTGCCATTTCGCCATCACCTGATAGCTGTTCTCCTCAATCTGCTCGCGTTCGGCCTGGTCAATAACACCGTCAGCTGTAGCTTTACGGAGATACTGCGAGTGCTTTCCGATCCACTCGATAGACTCCATCAGGCGCTGGTTAATATCGGCGTTGTCCACATCATCAATATCTGCCAGCGGTACAAAGACACCGTTCGAGTGGCGCGCTATCGCATTGGCGATATGATTTGACCCACCTGCCCGCTGCAGGACCATTGCCCAACCGAGAGGAAAAATCTGATCGCCATCAGCACGTAAGCGGTTAAATAATGCGTTTTCAGTAACACCGAGCCATTCTGCGGCCTCTTCATAACCACCATCCAAATCGGTGATCGTCTTTTTGATTGCTGCCACCAGCCATGCCGGTTGCTTATCGATTTTCCACTCAGGATCTATCCCCACGGCTTACCCCTTATCTCTGTGGTTTCTATCAAACGCTTTGTTCTTTAGGCTTGCGATATAGCTCCGGCTGGAAAACTAGTTTGCCAGCGGTGCGGTAAGCAGCTTCAGCAGCCCTCCCTTTTGGGATCAAGCGTCCAGGCCTGTTCCGCCACTGATAAACAGCTTCGCTAGATATGCCGAAGAACTCGGCTACCTTCTCAGCGTTTCCAAAGTACTTTTCAACATCATCGGTGGTCATAACGGCTCCTTTAGCTAAGTTAAATTAGATAATAATTACCAATCCATCTTAGGTCAATAAAAACTAAGATTGCTTAGCTTAATTGACTACTGGTGTACTAATGGAAACTGTCGGACAACGAATAAAATCGCTAAGGCGGATCACCAAAACCTCACAAAAGGAACTCGGTAAATTTTGTGGCGTTAGTGATGTTGCGGTGGGGTATTGGGAAAAAGATGTCAACGTTCCAGGCGGCGAGTCGTTATCGAAACTTGCTAAATTTTTCAATACATCAATAGATTACATTCTCTACGGTACAGAATTTGAAGGTAACCTGATTACTAAAATGCGAAGGGTACCTGTAATTTCATGGGTACAGGCTGGTTTATTTACAGAATCTAAAGCTGAAGATGTACTTCATGATGCAGATAAATGGGTCGAAACCTCATTGCGGATAGGTGATAACTCCTTCGCGCTCGAAGTTAAGGGCGACTCAATGACTAACCCCAATGGCTTACCAACCATACCTGAGGGCGCGACAGTGATTGTTGACCCAGACATCGAACCTCAGCATGGTAAAATTGTTGTTGCCCGTATTGATGGCACAAATGAAGCAACAGTAAAAAAACTGGTTATTGATGGTTCACAAAAATTCCTCGTCCCGCTAAATCCTCGCTACCCCAATATCGCCATTAATGGCAACTGCATCATCATAGGTGTAGTGAAAGGCGTTCAGTACGAACTCTAATCATAATTAACCCCACCCAACACCAAACTAAGAAATGTTTGGTGTTTTCTCTTGACCAAAATACTAAGTTAAGTTAGATTTTATTCATCAACAGCGAACAGGCAGGACGCCCACGAAGTAGCCGACCGGGGCATACGAAGACCGGGATGATTCGCAGATATGAAAAAAGCGCCCCGTAGGACGCTTAGCTCTTTAACAATCTGGATGACTATTGGTCAGATTTGAACTTGGGTTCTGGTAAAAGTGGAGGTGTTGAATCCTCAAATCGCAACCAGTGCTCCCAGATATCATGCACTTGTAATTCATACAGACCAATTTTGCGTGTTGTAACTTCCGAACCAACGATCGTGCCGCCGGCATAATCAACTTTCACTGACGCCGAAGCTCTCTCGATTAAATCAGTCCATGCTTTATTTTCAGCCTCAAAAGCAGTGGTCAGTT